ATCGTTTGCCACCGAAGGTACGAGACTGCTTATCGATATCGATAGGCATTCTTCTATCCTGTTCCTTCAGTAAATCGTTATCAACTGCTTCAACCTGGTCTTGAGCTTGTTTTCTATAATACTCTTGACGTTGTTGCGCGATTTCCTCGGGTACCCTTGTCAGCACAAGGCCTCCGTGACCTATTACTCCAGCGTATTTGCCATCTGAGATAGCTGGGAAATCTTCTTCGGGATATTCATCCGCTCTTACTAATTCATACCCAGACCTTAAGCGTCCTTGTATGTTTTTTGTATCGGCAATCCCCAAAGTTTCAATCCTGACCCATCTGTGTCGGTATCCATTTGGCGCGTTGGGCGTATCTAAGTACGATGGTGGAGTCCAAACTTTGTTTTGCGTTTTTGGTTTTACCTTAGACGCTTGTGTTTCAACTTTTGTTGAACCACTTTTTGTAGTCTGGCTCGCACGAGTTGGTTGTTTTTTTGTCATATGCTTATACCTCCTTCGTGTTCATTATTTGTTTTGCATACTCTTCTAATGGCACACCTAGTTTTTTTGCTATTGCTACCTGTGATGATGTGAGTTTCACAGTTTTGCGACCAGTCTTTGAACTGCGCGTTGCAGATGCAACGTTCTGTACAGGTTTACTAGTCTGTTCTTTTTTAGTATTACCAAATTTATGTGGAAATTCCAACCTAATTCTTTTGTCGATTTCCTCATAATATTCATCAGATTTAGGGTCTACCCCTTCTTCTTCGGTAATTTTTCTATGTAAATCAAATGCAGTGTAAGTCATTGCACTATCTTTACCAAACCACTCATTCTTTTCAGCCCATGCTTCGGCTTTAGGATCTGGTGGTGGAGTTGGTTGAACAGGCTGTGTAGGTAAAGTTGGTCTAGCTTTTGCTTCCTTCTCTTCCATAGCTTGTCTGCTTTTAATTTCAGCAAGTTTACCTTGTTCATAACCCAATTGAGAAATAGATGTTAAAGCTTCAACTTCAGCTTTTGCATCACCTTGTTCTCTTGCAATGGCTAATTTATTTTGAGCCGCTGCAATAGAAGAGGCAATTCTTCCTTCCATTTCTGTTGTGTAGTTTTTATCAAGACTAGAATTAGTTTTACCTAACTCATCTTTTTCTGATTTTAGACGTCTTGCGTACTGAAGAGCTTCTTCTCTTTGCCTTTCAGCTTCACGCATTTTTTTAGTAAGCTTGGCTATTCTTTTCTTAACACCTTCGCTATACTCTTCAACTGCTTTAGAGTTATCTGCTTGCTTATCACTCCCTGACTCCACAGTTTTTTTCTCAGCTTCGCCGCCTTCTTTAAGTTCCTGCTTCTGTTCATCTCGAACATCCACTGGCTCATCAGATTTCTTAGGTGCGTCACTGGACTTACTATCGTCTTCAATAGTTTCAATAATTGGTTCATTAGACTCCTTTTCTTCTTTTGGTTTTTCTTCTGGGAACGTGACTTGAGCGCCAGGCCCTGTATCGTCAAGATCCACTACTTTCGGTTCGTTATCTTCTGGCATAGTTTCCTCCTATGGTTATTAAAATTCGTGGAATATATCTGAAGGGTTTTCCACGGTCGCTAAGATTTCATCATCATTGAGAAGTCTTATCTCACCCCCATCTATTTTAATTCGTGAGCCAGCATATCTTGCGAATATAACCCACTCACCTTTTTTGCACCAAGGACCTTCGGGATATCTCTCTTTGTCGTAACAATGAGGACCCATGTCCAATACTAAACCACAAGTAGATGCAACCTGTGATCGTTCGATGGTGTCTTCTGCTAAAATTAAACCACCTTTAGTTTTTTCCGGTTGTTTAAACGGTAAAACTAAAATTCTCCAACCCGTAGGTTTTGGTAATTTAGCGGAATCTGATTTTAAATTTTGTTGTTTTTTTACGCCTACCAGTTCTTTATTCGGTAGTTCTATCTTTGGCTTTTGTGCCGATGTCGATGACTGTTCCTTGTTTTTCATTTTGCTCCTTTTTTTCTAGCAGGCTGGATATTTCCTGACTTAAATATTGATACGTTCGTATCTGTCCTAACATATATTGATATTTCTCCATGTTGTCAACCCCGCCCGAAGCCATGGCTGATACGATATCATCATGTCTCATCTTTATTATTTTTCTTATTTTGTCTAAGTATGTAAAATCTTCCATTATTTCTCCTCTTCTATTAAGTCTTTTTGTGGATAAAAATGCTCTAACGCACTTATCTTTTCTTCTGCTTGTGCAATTTTATCTAACTGTTTGTCTATCTCTTCGATGTGTTGAGGATGTTCTCCTATGCCTACAGAATTATCTAAATAGATATTTATCGTAGCATATGCTGCTGATATTTCTGCTTCGTATTTATCTCGTAGAGCGTCTAGTAGACCTATCCTCATTTAACACTTCCATCTTCTTCTAGCCTGACGGATACGTGAATTTGGATCGTTACGAGTTTTAGCAGATGATCTTTTTAATTGTCCTAATGATCTAGCACAATATGACTTTCTTCTGTTCGCAGCTTTTGACCCTTTCTTCACTTTTCCAGTCACGGCTGTTTTTAACTTAGAACCAGGATTGGCTCTTCTGTAGGCAGCGACACCAGCTCGTGTCATGCCTGCGCCCGACTTAGTCGAACGATAGTTTTTTTTATTCCTAGCTATAGGATTCTCAGCCATTACGCCTTCTTTGCAGTCTTAGCCGATCTTTTTAAAGCTTTAGAACTTACAGTTCCTTTTCCAGGTCTGCTAGTTCCAGCTTTTTTCCTTTTGTTCATGTAGTAGTAAAGACCTTTCTTTACTGTTCTACCGTCTTTTGTTTTGTGATAGCCTTTTTTCATTATGCTCTTCCTCCTTTTTTGTACCCCATTTTTTTAGCTATGTGAGGTGCTTTCTTTTT